GCCATTGGTCATGCAAGGCATAGCAAAAGAAGCTACGCAAGCTGGCTGGTCATTGGAAGACGCATTGAAAGAAGTGGTTGTCCGCAATTGGCAATCATTCAAAGCTGATTGGGTGAAAGACGAAGTTAAATCAAACGTATCTAAATTAGGAGTATGGAAATGAACGAACGAGACATTGAACTTGCGCGACAAATCCAAGCAAGGGGGAACACATGAAAAACAATGATTTAATACAAACAATTGGCGGGGTTTGGAACGAGCAACCTCATTGGTCAGTTTTGTACTGGGGTACAGGCGTAGCCGAAGGTGTCAAATGGCTTGAGTTGATAGCCGATGACTGGACATATACGTTCAAAACAACAGGGCAGAAATTCTCCGCGCTAAACCTAAACTTGCCTTACGGCCCAATTAAGAATGTTCGCCTACAAGACATGATTGTTTCTATCCAAGAAAGGGGGAACACATGAAAGGCCACGAAGGAATCATCAAGCTACGTCTTAAAGGCAAAGCACCGGAATTAGTCCTATTGGACGACTTTTCTCACCCAAGCCCATTGACAGACTGGGAGGGATACGATTCCATGCCAACCGTCTGTGTCCACAGGGACTCGATAGAAGGGCTAGATTTGCGTTTTTTAGTTGGATGCAAGGTCAGCGTAACAAGTCATAGCGAAGATCGCGCAAAACGCCTGTTTAACGCCTGCAAAGAGGCAGGGGCGAAGTGGGTAGCGGCAAGCCATACGGAAATGCACGGCGAAATGGCTAAAACAGGATGGATGGATTTTTATCATGGCTAACTTTATTGACGACTCAATTGACTTCTCGCAGTATCTACGCGAGACCGACAACAAACAAAAAGTGCGCCCTGCGTTAGATTACATTCCTGCCATCAAAGACCGAATGCGGACGATGGCTACTGAACGCAAGCTGTGGATGCCTTGGCACAAAACCCGCGAATCTTTTTACTTCCGACCTGGCGAAATGACCGTATGGGCTGGGCAGAACGGACACGGCAAGAGCCAGCTAACCGCCCAAATTGCAATGCACCTTATGGCGCAGGGTGAGAAAGTATGTATTGCGTCATTTGAAATGAAACCCGTTCAAACCATTCGCCTGATGAGTCGGATGTTTATCGGAACCAACCCGTTTACGCCTGAGTACCAAAACGCTGAAGGTTATAAGACGTTAGATTCCATGTTTGACGGGTTTGGCGCTTGGTCTGACAACCGACTTTGGATTTACGACCAGTTGGGTGTAACCAACCCAGAAATCGTGGTTGGAATGACAAAATATTGTGGCAAAGAACTTGGCATAAAGCACGTTTTTATCGACTCTCTGATGAAGGTCGTTGGGGCGGAAGATGACATGAATGGACAGAAATTACTGGTTGGCAATTTATTCAGCATAGCCAAGGATATGCAGATACACATACATTTGATACATCACGTTAGAAAACCCGCCAATGAAGATGCAATTCCTGACAAGCACGACCTAAAAGGCAGCGGCAGCATCACCGACCAGGTAGACAACATTTTCACAATTTGGCGAAATAAGCCAAAAGAGCGTGATGCACGGGAGGCGGGGCAGTTTGGTAAATTGTCGGCAGAACCTGACACTTTGCTGCTTTGCCGGAAACAACGCCACTACGAGGGGTCAGCGGACGGCGAGCCTGCCATCGGTTTGTGGCTGCACAGAGACTCCGGCTGCTTTGTTGGCAACGCTGGTGACGCGCCTTTTACCTATGAGTGACCGCGCCCAACTGGAAAAGGCGGAGGCAAGAATGCTTGTCCCGTCTTATTTTGCAACTGTCGCCTTGCTAGGTAAGCTAAAGGCTAACGTCTGGCTAACAAGCCAAATAGCAAAATCTGCCCAACACTACGGCGTGGGGTTTGATAATCGATGCCGCAGATATATGAGGGAAATTATGGAGGATGATTTATGCGACACGCAGCAAGGGTAGATGCTAATCAAGACCAAGTAATCAGCGCATTAAGGGCTGCTGGCGCTTACGTCTGGATTATTGGTTTGCCGGTTGACCTATTAGTTGGCTATAAAGACCACACCTTTTTGATGGAAATTAAAGATGGCCCCAAAAAGAAATTAACCAAGCTGCAAGAGGCTTTTTTTGCAAAATGGACTGGCGGCACGTTATGTCGTGTTGATGGGCCGGAATCGGCATTAAGAATGATTGGAGTGTTAAATGAACAAAATTGACGCTGCTGTAGAGTATTTACGCGACAATTCGGGCAATTACGCAGTCGCTGAAGCGCAATTAGTGTATATGACCGAACTGCGAAAAACCGTAAAAGCGCAGCTAATGAAACAATTTGAGATACAAGGCCACAAGACAACGGCAGCGCAAGAACGCGAGGCTTACGCAGACCCCAAGTATGTCCAGCACCTTAGCGCATTACAGGCGGCGGTAGAACAAAGGGAAAAGGCGCGTTGGCTAATGATTGCGGCACAAGCACGGGTAGAGGCTGAAAAAGCCAATTTATACGCCAACGGGCGAACAGACAGGGCTATGCAATGAAAGTACAAATCGGTGACGCAACGCTATATCTTGGCGACTGCATGGACATTCTTCCAACGCTAGGCAAGGTGGATGCGGTGATTACTGACCCGCCTTATAGCGAAAGATGCCATGCGGGACATGATTCAGGCGCAGCAAAAGCTCAAGATGGTTCAAACCGTTTAAGTCTTGGATATTCTTCATTGTCACATGAAGATGTTTTGAATTTAGCCCAAATTTATGCAAATTGTTGCAATGGGTGGATAGTTTGGATGACTGATAGTGATTTAGCTTTAGTGGTTAGGAAAGCTCTTGAGTCGGTTGGAAGGTATGCCTTTGCCCCACTTCCTTTTTATCAAGCTGGTAGAAGTGTTCGTTTAACTGGTGATGGGCCTTGTTCATGGACAGACTGGATTGTTCCTGCGCGCACAAAAGCGCAAATAAAATGGGGAACATTGCCTGGCGGTTACATAGCAGGACAAGGTTGGAATGACAAAGCCCGTATGGGTGGAAAACCTACTGCGCTTATGGAATTGCTTGTTCAAGATTACAGCCGATTGGATAACGTGGTGTTGGATACTCATATGGGCGCTGGTACGACTGGAGTGGCCTGCATTCGTAATAACAGGAAATTTATAGGCATTGAGATTGATTCTGCCGCTTTTGACATTGCTTGTAAGCGCATAGAACAAGCCGTGGCACAAGGGCAGCTATTTGCTCCCGAACCAATGAAACAAGTGCAGGAGACTTTTCTATGATGTTCCCAAAGCACGTCTACATTCGCAACAAACGCTTATTGGAGGCCGCTAGACACATTCCCTGCCAGCATTGCGGCATAGAGGATGGAACAGTGGCTGCCGCCCATTCAAACATGGCTAGACACGGAAAAGGCAGGGGAATAAAGGCCGACGATACAAAGATTGCCAGCCTGTGCCATGCCTGCCACATGGAACTTGACCAAGGAACCAGCCTAAGTCGGATGGGACGGGAGTTAATGTGGATTAACGCCCATATCAAGACTATTTCCGCATTGAAGGCAATGGAGCTTTGGACTGAGCCTCATGAGAACGATGCATTGGATGGGCATGAGCCGCATCAGTCTTTTCATGCTTCTTGAGTTCTTTTTCAAGTTCCATCACTTTGCGACGCTCTGCTTTATGCTCACGCTCAATCTCAAAAACGGCTGGCATACTGTGCTTGGCCTCGCCTTTGGTGAAAGTAAAATTTGTTGCCATAGCGAAAAATCTCCTATAATGGATGCGTACATTGTACAACCAACCCTCAAAGGAACCTAATATGGGCTACCCCAAAATGGAAAAACTGCCGAAAAGCGTTACCGCTTCTGATATGTCCGGCCAAAAACGTGTCGGCACTTCTAGCGTAGATAAAGAAGTTTATAAATCCGGCGCGTCCGGTGAAAAAATGCCTAAAGGCGTTTTGGCTTCTGATGAATCCGGTGAGAAGCGCAAGTCTGTTGTCGGCGGTGTCGGCATGGGCAAAGCTGATAGCATCAGCGGACGCGAATCCGGTCACATGGGTAAGACTGATGGTAATCTGGGTGAGTTCAAGGGCGGTAGCAAGGAGCACGACTGCTATTCCCACGAACGCGCTGAATACAAATAATCGGGATTAAGTAGAGGCTGCAACCTCTACCGTCCCTGGCCACAACAAGGAGAATTTGCTATGGTTGATGGACATTGTAATTCGTGCGTCTACTTTGAAGACCACAAGATGATGGGGGTATGCAAACGCTACCCCTCGTATTCCAATCGGCATTCTACGGAATGGTGCGGAGAATATAAACCCGCCCCTCAAGTTGAAAAAGAACCGATTAAATTTGTAGAAGCAAAGGCCGCAATTGAAATTGCGCGAAAGCCTGGACGACCAAAGGTGACGCAATGATTAAGCCTCTAAAAGACAAAATCATTGTAAAGCCCGAGCCACGGATTAAGTCTAGTTTGTATATACAGACAGCAGAGGCCGACACCATCGGAATTGTCACCCATTGCGGCGATGAGGCTTTGGCAGAAGGATTGCAAGTGGGCGACAAAATCTGCTTTGGTACGCTGGCTAAGACCTATGATGACGAATACCTCAAGTTTGAACCGCTAGAGATTGACGGTGAACGCCACCTTAAAATGTCGTGGCAAGATGTTTGTTTTGTAATGGAGAACAAAAATGCCTCTTAAAAAATCAACCAGCCCGAAAGCGTTTAAAGAGAACATTAAGACGGAAGTAAAAGCCGGTAAGCCGGTTAAGCAGGCCGTTGCCATTGCCTATGCGGAAAAGCGGGAAGCCGCTAAAAAGAAGAAATAATGGCACACGATAAGCCAATAGCGCATAAAACCACGGGGAAGGGCAAGACCTACAACCCCACGGAAAAAGGCGCAGGAATGACCGCTAAAGGCCGCGCAGAGTACAACGCAAAGAACGGAAGCAATCTTAAACCGCCAGCACCAAACCCCAAGACCAAAAAGGATGAAGGACGTAAGGCTAGTTTCTGCGCTCGAATGGAAGGCGTAGTAAAAAACGCCAAAGGCCCTGCTGAACGCGCAAAGGCATCACTAAAGAATTGGAACTGCTAATGGCTACAAAACCCGGCTTATATGCCAACATCCACGCAAAACAGGAACGCATCAAGGCTGAAAAGGCCGAGGGTAAACCCGTAGAGAAGATGCGCAAGCCTGGAAGCAAAGGTGCGCCTACCGCTGCCGCATTCAAACAATCCGCTAAGACTGCAAAGAAATGACTGAAGCTAAACGCCCAGTAGGACGACCAAGCCTCTACGACCCTGCCTACATTGACCAAGTAATTGAATTTGGCAAGTTGGGTAAGTCGACTGAGGCTATCGGCGCTTATTTGGGTGTTGGCACGGCTACTTTGTACCGTTGGAGGGAAGAATTCCCAGAATTTCGGGAAGCCTTGGAGATTGCCAAAGAATATGAGTTGCAATGGTGGGAAGATATTGCCCAAACTCACATGGTTGAGAACAAGGAAAGTGACAAA